GCGGACGCTGAGTTCGTCTAGTCCGTGTTCACTACGTTCGTGTCCGCGTTCAGCCAAGTTGCCTCACCGCGAAATTCGCATAGTTGATGATGTCATGTAGCTCACTTGCTGTGCTGAAGGTCAGCTGCTCGATCAACTCTGCTAAGCCATCTTGGTCGCCATTGCGCATGATCTCGAGTCTCTCGAGTGAGCGCACTACACGGTCGACTTTCAAGCGCATTGTGTTGACTTGGTCCATAGCTGTGTACTCTTTCCACAGCCCACACCTGATCTCCTCACGATCCAGGTGTACGTTGTACGCATCACGTACCACATCGAAGTAGTCGCCCACGTCACTGGTGACGAGCGTACCTCGCCCGAATGTCTGAATGACTTGCTGCAAGTGTTCTCCGGTCATAGGTTCCTCGCGATCTCCCCCGCCTTGTTGTATGCATTGTACATGGTGACACCGTGACGCCACTCCGCCCACCTGCCGCAGCGGTGGACGTAATCCTGGAAGCAGTCACAGTCATTGTTCACCGCTTTGTAGCCGGTGACGACTTCCTCGCCCGGAAATGGCTGCGTGCTCTCGATGGTGCACTTGCCACCAAGAATCGACCAGCGGTACCAGTGATCTTCTAGCATGCCATTGTAGACGACGATCTCGTGCTCTCGATCTGCTTCCGGAGTGGGCAGCGTCTTGATGTAGTATCGCTGCCCGTCAAAGCGATGACCTTGGTTGATGCAGATCTCCTGCGCAGGCAGGGTGCTGATGACGTGTCCTGGGCCAAAGTCCTTCACCACGAACCGCACGACATCAGGATCAACGTCAATGTGGTGTATCTGTCTGTCGAAATGATCCCACAGCTTGTCGTACGCACGCTGTACATTCCAGGACGGATACACCTGCAGATAGTTGTCCCAGCCAGTCTCACGCTCAGGGTCACCGTACACCTTCAGCGCGTAGTCGCGCGCGTTCCCAATGCGGATGAACTGAATGGTGCCCTCCGCGTAGGGTGACGTGACGTTTAGCACTGGCCCATGTAGGTGCTGCGAGCCTGGTATGTCGCTCTTATGCTTGCGGCTGTAGATCACAGGAGTGTGTCCTGCCTGCTCCACCGCGAGCGCACACAGCAGTCCCGCAGGCCCACACCCTAGCACAGCCACTCTCACAGCTTTACCTCCCTCAAGAGCGCATGCAGTGTTGGCTCGACATAGATGTCGCCCAGCACCCTTCGTATCATTCTGGCTTCGTACAGTGTGTTGATGATGGCGTTTGCCTCGTCTCGGCTGATGTTGAGGAGCTCCTCGAGATCCTGACGACGGAACTTTCCTGCGTTACGCAGATGCTTGGCCAACAGCTTACGGCCTAGTAGGTACTCTCTGATCTTATCCTTGTTGTTCTCAGCCTCCGATCTGTCAGACAACATCTCCTTCGAGCGTTCGCGATAGCCGAACGCCGGCATGTTGTAGATCAGATTCATGAACGCCACAGCGTCTTTCACATGCGCTGGTGTAACGATGACGCTCTCACCCTTAGCGTCCGTGCTGAATGTGCGAGCAGCCAGGGCAGCCGCTACACGTGCGATCTTGATGCGGATATTCGCTGCCTGTACAAGCGGTGGATCTTCGATGTACATCTTGCCCATCTCATTTGCTGCGTTGAAGATCTGCTCTTCGGCGGGCTTATAGAACCGCACCTGGTCGGCAGTGCGCGTCCAGGTCCACATCAACATGTTATGGCACGCCTCTTCCGTGTACCGTAGCTCACCACCACTCGCAGGTTGGTTGATAGTCTCAGCCGGTACATCGTACAGTGTGGCGGCCATCGCCAGATCGAAACGGGCGATGTCCTCAGCGTTGCCAATCAGCGGCTTGATAGCGTCCACGCCGTAGGTGTAGTTTGCCATCGTCGCGTTACGCGGATTGCCCAGCCATAGTAACCGTGTACGTGCCCACGTCGTCTCCTGCTGAATCTTCGTCAGCTTTGCTTGCCCGGATGAACGGATATCGCTCATTTGTCCGATCTGCTCAGGCGTAAGACCGCTGATCTCGTCCATCACCACCAGACGCCGGTCATTGAGCGGCACCACACCCCAGGTGATCGCCCATTCTCTACCATTGAGTTGCTGCACACCACCCACCACTCCAGCAAAACTGGCAGCCTCACAGCTTATGATCTCGCCTCCCCCGAAGTGGCGGACCAACCGCTCGGCTGCCAGGCTCTTGCCCGTGCGCGTATCACCGATGATGAGTGATTCCAGCCACCCTCGCGCTACGAGCTCACCTGCAAAATTGAAAGACAGTAGGCTGTGGAACGTCAGATCCATGAGCGCATGCATCTCTGGACGTCCGTGTATGTGTGTGACATGTGAAGCCAGCGCACGACTGATCTCGGCCACCTTCTTGAGAGGCGTCTGTATGCTGCTAGGCTGGAACCGACGCAACATCTTGATTGTTTTAGCGTCCAGGTCAAAGCGGTCAACGCTCGTTTCCATCTGCGTTAGTTCAGAAGCCAGGAACTCGTTGTTATGCGTGCGCGGATTAGGATGTAGAGCTCCAATGACACTAACCGTGTTATTCGGTGCGGTGTCGTATCTCCCCACGGACGTGATCGTGATGTTCTTGTATGCAGCAGCACTAGGACCGCGTTCGGATCCGTCGGTGTAGTCCAGGGCTGGTCTACCATACAGCACCTCAACGGCTTGATGCTCGAGGTGTTCGAACTGCAGCTTCGTGCACCTCCCTCCCGGGATGCCGAATGATTCAGCGATGACCTGGTTTAACGTATTGATCGAAGACTCAATCATAGACAACACCATCGGGTTGTCGCTAGCCACGTTGATCTCTGTCTCGCCATTCAGCCCGTTAAGAGGGCAGGAATGACACTTGTTGCCGGCATCTTGTGTACATGCCAGCCGTATCACCTGCGGCACCGAGTAGCCAGGCTCTTTCCTGCCTCTGATAGTAACCATAACGCGCACAGGCTTGCCTATACGCTTGGAGTCAAATGTATCCAGCACCGAAATTGTCTGCAACTCTGGTACTGGCTTACCACGCGCGTAAGGCTGTGCTGCGTCCAGGTAGGTCTGTAGCTCGCTCTCCTCATGCTCGAGGAAGAAGTCGGTCAGATCCTTGCCGTGCTTCTTGACCAACTCATAGGGCAGCTCAACTAGGCGCACATCCGCCATCACAGATAATGCTCGCGCGATCTTTCGTGCGCCCGCTTGTCCCTCCTCATCGCGGTCTTGGCAGACATAAACGGTTTTACCCTTGAACCACTCGTTCCATTCGGTGTGCCACACGTTCTCACCGGCGGTACGAGTCACACAGTTGTAGCCTGCCTGTAGCGTGCGAAGGGTGTCCCATTCACCGGCAGCGATGATGTATTTGTCCAGGCCGGCATTCAGCTTAGCCAAAGGATACAGCTGTGGTGGGCTGTTGTAGCCGCGCTCACCCCAGATCTTTCTGCCTGTACCGGGCGTGGGATTGTAGTAACGCACATTGAGTATCTCACCGTCGACAGAGCGGACCGGGATGGTGTAGTGCTTCTTGTCTTCCATACCGATCTCGTAGGTACGCACGGTCTCTAGCGTGATGCCGCGCCGCTCTAGCAGCCATTGTAGTGCGCTCTCGTTGCTGAGCAGTGCGCTGTGCCAGCCTGCGATCATGCCTTCATTGAGCAGACGTGTGGGCTTTGGCGTAGGCTGCCCATTAAGGTCGGGATCACCATTACTGTGACCGTCAGTCTCACGCCACTCGCTCATGCGCCTGATCAGCGCCGTGATGGGCATACCACCACAACGGAAGCAGTAGAACACACCCTTCTCAATGTTGAGACTGGCGGACCGCTTCTCATCGTCATGCAGCGGGCACTTCAGGTTCCACTCCCGCGTACCGTCGATGTTTATATGGGTCGGCTGTTCGCCCTCAAGATATGGGGCAAGCAGACGAATCTGTCGTTTTGTGACGGGCATCGCCTCAGGCTTGAGACGAGGCTTCTCGCTTACTCTGCATCCGTCTGTCAGGCGTACCGATCTTCCGGTACATCTCTTCACGGATCAGCGACGTGCGTGTGACGAACATCTTGGGCTCAACCCTGCATTCACCGCGCAGGTAATGTGAGACAGTGACGTCAACATCTTGCCGCTCACTAATGGAGCAAGAAAACACCCAGTTGATGCGCTTACCAGTTCGTCCCACGAGTGACTCTAGCCGGTACGTGTGTCCGCTCATAGCGAGCACGGTAGCCAGCGTCATATCGTCTGTGCGAAAAGCCTCGCTCATAGCCTTTGGTCTATGCGTCGAATGGATTCTCGGAGTCGTCGGCGCGAAGCTGCTCGATGATGGCGGCCATCATGCGCTCCTCAGCACCACGCCCACGGATTGCCGGCAGCTTACCCAGCTGACGCTGATCCCACTCCTCCTTCAGCTGGTCGAGGTCCCACTCGTCGTAGTCGTCTTCGGTGGTCTCAGCTTCGTCCGCCGCATCCGACACAGCGTTGTCCTCTGCGCGCAGAGCCGCAATGGTCTTGTTGCGCTTGCTGCCCCTACCACCGGGCAGGGTGAGGTCACGGTCCTCAGCCTCTGCGTACAAGTCGTCGTCTGTCCAGTCGTCGTACGAGCCGAACTCCTCACCCTCGCGCGACGGCTCGAAGCCAGCTTTGCTGTATGTCTTGGTGTCGACGGCTGCGTCGTCGTCGTCATCTCCGTTGTCGTCGTCATCTTCGGGACCACTCTTGCTGCTGCCTGAGAGCTCGCTGACTGAACCGTTGCCCTCAGCCCACGTCTCGTCGTCGCCAGACACAGCTTTCATCAACTTGCCCATCTGCGGGCTGTACTCACCCTCGTACTGGCCAGAGTTGACCTTGACGCGCACGAACTTGTCGAGCATCTTGTCGGGGTCGAATTGGCCTCTGTCCTTGAGCCCCACTGCGCGTACGAATTCGGCCAGCTTCCAGTCGGCAGCTTCGCTGAGACCGATGTATGTGAAGCCCCAGTCGTACTCAGACCCGAAGTCGAGCGCGACCTCGATATCGTTGGCGGGTGATCCGTCCCGCTTCGCTTCGCGCTGTTGGCAGCGGACGATCTTGGCGATGCGCAGTCCTGGCTTCACCTTCACGCCGGTGCCGCCACCTGACTCCTCGACGCCTGAGACGTCGTACTTGATCAATTTTGCCACTATTGCTCCCTTCGACCACGACGGCGTGGTCCGTTGTTGGTGGTGTGGTATGTCCCACCCAGTGGCTTACCACGTGCACCCTCGATTGCCCTCATGATCTTCGGTATTGTTGGGTTGTCCGTGTAGCCCTTGGGCAAGAAAGCGTCGTACTGATCTTTGGCATAGAATCGGCTATTCTCCGCCACATGCAGCCGACGCCACTTCAGATCTTTGTCGTCGTTTTCAATCACCTCCAAGAATGCGACCATGTTCATGTACCCACAGATCTTCTCCGTCATGTTTCTGCCCTGCACATACGGACGGAGAAGTGATCCACCCTCATCATTGGTAGGATGCTGCCCTTCATGCGGGTGGAATGTGACCCCGAAGTGAAAGCTGTTTGCACCGACCATGTGTCGGATCCATTGCTGTATCCGCTCCATGTTGCGGCCGTACTCACCGCGATCGAGGCCGCTGGTTGGCGACAAATTGGGCTTACCAGGCTTGCCATCAGCGCCGATCTGGTATGCGCGAGCAGGCTTCTCAGCCACGGTAGCGTCCCAAACATCATCCAGCAGCACGTCTTGATCAATACTGACGCAGTCCCACCACACCCACAGGTACGGATGCTGGCTCATGCGTAGGTATTCCTGCACCTCAAGCATCTGCTCCCAGTTGTCGGCCAAGAAATGCTCTAGATTCGGCAGCTTCAGAATGCGTGACGGTAGCAGGCTGAGGCTACTGTGTATGATAAGCGTGCGTCCTGCCTCAGCGGCTGTGCCCGCCAGGGACGTCTTGCCCCAACCAGGATAGCTGTACAATCCTAGCCGTATCCAGTCACCCGTACCTACCGGCGTGATACCGGCAAGAATGTCGTACTGATTAGACTGTGCATCCCTACGCTGTGGGGCTGCGCGTCTACCGGCCATCGTACACCTCATGCTCCGCGTAAGGATCCCACGGCTTTGTTGTCTGCTTCAGGAACGTCTTCCAGTCGTTGCCCGTCTCGTGTAGCTCGCAGACATCCCGCATTGAACAAGTCGGACAGGTGAACATGCCGGGATTTTTGCTGATCTCTAGCTCGCCTGAGCGCAGTAGTTCCAGCCGATGCTGGTCAATGAGTGAGCGCCGCTGTGCTTCGGCGCGGTCGAACTCATCACGAAAGATCGGCTGTCGCAAGAAGTACGGTGATGGCTGCTTCTTGCTGATGCTCCCATCAAGGTTCACGTACACCCGCTTACCATTGACGATCTTGCTTGCCCGTTCGTCGGGCAGGGCTTTGCGTAAGAAGTTGTACATCATGCCATTAAGCTGCTGCTTGGGCCCCAGCATACCCTGCTCGCGCAAGAACTGCACGCCCCATGACCAATACGCACCCGCCTGGTCGTCAACCTGTAGATACTTCAGCTTGCTGTCGCCTATGCCGGCAGTCGTCTTGTGATCAGGGATCCACAGAGTCTTGTCCATTCGATCACGCCACACACCATCCAGCACGCCGGTGTACCAGAACCACGGCACGACCTTGCTGTGTGGCCATGCGTCTATGCGTACCTCGTGGCTTACCAGCACACGGAATGGCATCTCGGTGACTAGGACTTCCCAGCGGTCGTCCTTGCCATACTCAGACACGTAGTTCTCAAGCATGGCCACGCCGAGCTCTAGCGCATTGACCCATCGATCTTCCTCGTCAACGCGCATGCCGAAGATCTCGCTGTTGTGCTTTGCGTCCTCTTCGTAGGCTTTCTCAAAGGCACGTGCTGGATGCACGCCGCGCTTCACGCCAGGCACGTAGTAGGCTGCCAGGGCTTTGTGTACGAGACTGCCGAACCTAAGCGCAGGCATCTCTGTTTGCGGCTGGAGCTTATTCTCGTATATCAACCACCACAAAAACTCGCACTTCTTGTAGGTGGTGCGCTCACTTGTACGAAGAAGAGGCAGGCTGACACCCTCGGGGAGAGTGATTGAGGAGTCAGCCTGCCTCCCTAGCCGCCTGCGACCAGTGCCGCTGGCAGGATGAGGGTCAGCAGCACCGTGAGACGAACGCGAGCTCCCCTTCTTCACATTCGTCTCACGCTGCTGCTGAGTTCTCCGACCTGCCATTGTGGCCTCCTAGCCTCGTAGTCTCCCGGTCGTGCGGTGAAGCGGAGAGAGAACCCTACCGGATCTCGAGACGGAAAGCTACCCCCAGATTAGCAGGGACTTTACGGATCTTTGTGCTGCCCTCGCGCGGGCGCGCTCTCGCGGCGCGCGCATAGTAGGCGAGCGCGTACGCCCGAGCGCGTACACGCGCGCGTAAGATCTAGATCTTCTAAGACTTGACGTTTTCTATAGCGCGCGTATACGCGCGGAGACGTGCGCACGCGAAAGCCTCCCGAGCGCGCTATGCGCGATCCTTATTGACGGGCGCGCGCTCGGGCACGCGCGCGAACAAAGGTTTGGAATGTGGCGCAGAGACGCTTCACCGCCCAGCATCACGCGGCTAGCTGACTGAACAGCGCGTCCCTTGGCCGGGGAGGACAGGGTGACGATCCCGTTCTACCGGCTTTGACGCCACATTCACGCTTACAAAGACTTCCGATACTGCACGTCAATCACACGCCATGCGGGACATACATGCGTGATTTTCGTGGTGGGGTCTTCTCCAATTATGGAATACTTAACCCACAGAGATCCGAATTCATCGCGGAACCACTTCACAAATCCGTCTAGCGGAGTGGTGGTCCGCACTTCTCCTCCCGGCTCTTGTAGCCTGAGCGCAGTGATTCCTTGTTCAACGATCTCTTGCGGCTCGTGAAACACGATCTCCGCACCGATTGGCAGGGTGACCTGCTTTCCGTCGATCAGGAGCATCGCTTCGTCGTCATGGGCGTCGAGCAGCATCAGCTTCTTCACTTCGTCAAGCAAGGTCACCCTCCCTCAGTTTGTCAATGATCATGCGAGTGGCGTCGTAGTGGTATCCACCACGCACCTTGTATGGCTGTAGCACCTGCTTCACCGCACGCATCTCTCGGGTGATGTCGGGCGCTGCGTACGAGTACAGCAATCGGTAGCCTGCCTGCATCTGGGCAGCCACCGCTATTGGCTGTGGATGATCGTCGTCGATGGTTTTGTCCATGAAGAACACCGTGCCAGCTTTGGGGATGCGCTTCGGCGGTTCATGCTTCCACGCATCCCTTCGCTGGCGACGATGCCACTGGAATGTCTTCTTACCCTGATTCAGCCCCCACAGGAAGCAGTAGCCGACCAGAATGATGAAGAGCCAGTCGAGCACGCCCATCATCCCGCCAGTCGGATAGCCTTGAAGAATGGCTTGATCTGACGGTTGATGTAGCGTCCTGCGCTCTTGCTACGCCAGGCAGCAACGACACGCTGCCGGCTGACGCCACGATACATGTACAATCTTCCATCGCGGAAGTTGACGTACATGTTACCGTTGCAGTCCCAGCCGACAGACGTGACGTTGGTGCTGTGCTGTGTCGAGCGCCACTGCACATGCTCGGCAGGATATGTCGCCATCTGTCCTCCCTTCTTATCGTTCGTGCTTCATGGCGTGCTTCATACGCCACTGTTCTATCGTCTTCCAGGCAGCCTCGTCCGTATCGTCCTCGGCCACGCGGTCTACAGCAGTCATGAATGCCTCATATGCATCCACCTGCGTATTATGCGCAGTGCTGTAGTAACGATCCTCTTGCTTAGTCGTGAGGTTCTTGTAGTCCTCACGAGCCTTCATAGCCTCCTTGTCGCCGGAGACTTGCTCGATCTGTTCCCAGACGACAGGTTCTGGCTTGGGTACTGGCCGCCACCTGTACTTGCTGTAACTGCTGCTGGTGTCAAGCCAGTCCGGATCGAACGCTTCACCGTCTTCCTTCTCGAGTGACTCACCCCGCCACACACCAATGTGCCTTGTTACAGTGGTGGCGGGGTCATTACGGTCACCTTCCCAGAGGTCAACGATGTACGTTACATAGCCAGCGGCTATGTTGTGATCCACCACTTCGAAGTTCTTCTGGGTAACATCCTTCTCCGTGGTACTCATGACTTCCCGTTCTTGGCCTCTTCACGCATGGTCGCGCGGAAGCCCTGTCGCCGCAAGTCGAGGATCTCACGGTTGATGTGAGCCTTATCGACGTTGGTCTCGGCGATATGATGCTCGACCGTGTTCCTGGAACGGTAGACATACACACCCACCTGGTGCATGCGTGAGGTGTTGACTGCCCGATCGGCCAGCTGTTCCTGGTCGTCGGGAGTCCACGTCTCGTCCATGATGTGGACGTTCTCCACGAGGTCAAGCGTGATTGCGACACCGCCAGCTGTGGTGGTCATGACGATCACGCGAGGATCGTCCGGTCGTCTGGTGCCATCCTGACGGAACAGCATCTGGTTGACCGTTCGCTCCTCATCCTTCGTGTCACCGGTGATCTTCACAGCCTTGATGCCGATGTGGTTGAGATACGCATGGTACATGTCCGCGATCTCCTTGAACTGAGACGCGACGATGGCGAGCGAATCGCCTTCAGCGTCATCAGCCTCCTCACCGCGCACCTTGGCACCGACGATGCCCTGCTCCGCCAGACGCTCAAGCAGGAACGGCAGCTTGCCAGACAAGTTGCCGCCCGGCTCTTGGGCAGTCGGGATCGGATGCTGCACCTTGCGCTTGCCGGTGCCGATGCACCGAACGCAAGTCATGCCGTTGATGTCACCAGTACCGTCGCAGCGGTCGCAACGTACCTCTCGCTCCTGCATCGTGGCGCAGTACGAGTCAGCGAACACCTTCAACCGCGTGTACTCGGCGAGAATGCCGAGTGCATTGAGCTGAAGATCCTCGATCGTCGTCTCCGCACGTGCAGCGAACTCTTGGTACTGCTTGGCTTGCGCGGGTGACATGTCGCACCAGACGTCGATCCATTGCGCTGGCGGTAGCTGAGGCAGAACCTCAGACCGCAGCCTGCGGACCATGTATGGTGCGTGGGTCCGGTAGAACTCATCAGCGCGTCCGCGCTGAATGCTACCGATGTCAGTGCCGAAGCCGTTGTTGCTGACTTCGAGCCAGGTCTTAGCCCACTGCCACTTGCTGGTGAACTGCTGTGGGTACAGGAAGTGAAGCGCACCCCACAGCTTGATAGGCTTGCCTCCCATCGGGGTGCCCGACAGCGCGTAACGCCTTTGTGCGTTGATCTGCTTGCACGCAAGCGAGAACTTGCTGTTACCCTTCACATCGTTACCCTTCCCATTGGCACGCGGTAGTCCTGACTTGTGGAACTCGTCGATGGTGAAGGTCGCCCAGCCATCCGGAAACTCAGTGGGATCCATGAACGGCTCGGCTCCATCGCGTACAGTCTGGTAGGTGCAAACAAACCAGACTGGCCACTCGTCGTCGATGCATTGCCAGAACTCATCAATTGCAGCCTGGCGTGCGGTCTTAGTCATCTCACCTGAGTAGGTGATGACCTCGTGCGGTTTCTCGAGCTTCGCTGTCCAACGCTCGATTTCGAAACGCCACACGGTGTTGAGGCTGGTGCGCGGGGCAGCGACCAGGTGTGGTCCCTGCTCCAGCCCAGCCTCGAAGATAGCAGCGATGGTCTCAGGGGTCTTCCCGAGGCGCTGCTGATTGAGGTTCAGTGCGGAAGTTGCCGCAAGGAACTGCGTGTCTGCCCGTTGGTAGCCACGCAGCCACTCTGCGAGCTCTGGAAGTTCCTTCGCGATTTTCAGCTTGCCCAACGGCAGATCATCAGTGATCGCCATGGTCTGCAAGCTGGCTTCACGCTTCGTTGCTTCCTTTCCCCACTGCCGTAGTGCTAGACCCAGCACCAAATCTGGGCCCATGTTCTCGTTCAACCGTCTCGCACTATCGAGATTGAGTGGAACGAGCCAGTGAGGCCCACCCTGTTGCTGGTTGATGTATCGAGCACCTGGTAGCTCTCGCATCAGGTTGAGGAGATCGATGTCATAACGAAAATGAACCTCGATCGCATCACCCGATGGGCTGAGTTCCGCAAATACTCTTTTGCTCATACCGTACTCCCGGGTGGTAGTGGTCGACCCGTAAGTCTACCCTATCTTCGCACGTGTCGGTACACGACCTACACGCATGCAGTAAGGGCACGAGCGACCTTTGATGGTGTGGCTTTCGCCACGCAGGGATGTGTACCTGCGAGGCTTTATCCACCTTGTTGACTGCACGAGGAACTGTTCACGGCAGTCCTCGCGCGGGCACGTAACAATCAGCCAGCTGGGGAAGTCCAAAGACCGCTTGGCCTCATAGACAGGCAGCTGACTCACGTGCTCCACATTGGACCTCACGTGTGCCATTGGGACCTCCTATTGTTACCTGACCTTCACGACCCTCTCCCACCGCATAGGAGAGGACCGTCAGGGTCAGCTGGGCTGCAACCTGATCTTGCGCGCAGGAACTACGCGCGTGTCTTTCTCGTGGCTGTACCTGATGACGGCTGCCGACTCACTGCTCTTGTAGATGTAAATTGCCGGCTTGTCGTTCACCAGGATCTTGGTGCCCAACGGGTACATCGATGCCGTCCCACTTTCTGTACTTCCGAATGCTATTGTGGAGTGCGATCCACAGCATCGGTTCGTCTTCCTCACAGAGCAATTCTATGAGCTCGTTGATGTTGGCTCGCATCAGGAGCCTGTTCCTGGCGTCCCGGCGCTGATCGAACCGAAGCTGATCAAACGCCAGGATGATTCGCCAGAGTACGACAGCGAGGATGATGATCGTGCAGACCGTCATCCATGAGTCAACGATGGTCATCGTCGCCAGGTGTCCGGTGTCGACATCTGGAGGATGTAGTAGCTGGTGCTCTTGTCGTCAGCCTTCTCCAGAGTCCAGGCTTGCGCCTGCTCGCCATCTTCGAACGGACCCCACACCTCGTATTCGATCTCGATGTCGATCCTCGGATCGCCGGTGTTGTCTTCTTGGTGCTGGATGATCTCGATCACGACGTGCATCAAAGCACCTCGCTGAGCTTCACGTTGAAGTAGCGAGGAGCACCAAGACCCGCGACACGGATCATGGTGTTGTTGTGGTCGATGTTGCTGACCTCGATGGTGAGCTTCGGCTCACGTTGCTCCGATTCCCACTCATCGGTGATCTTCTGATCGACCCAGTCGTTCACGAGCTCTTGTACTGCAAGGCTGGTGATACGCTTCATCGCGTCACTCGCCATGTTAGACCTCCCTGGTGGGTGTTTACGACCGTCCTACGGCTTTGGAGGGTGGTTCCTCCATGGTTGGACAGTAGAGCGTGGCGCTCTAGCCGGACCGTAGCCTGGAAACGCGCTACGGACCAGCTGCAACGTCACCGCTTGCTGGCTCGGGCAGCGGCTGCCGCCTTACCAGCTTTGACCTTGTTCGGGTCCCGGAGATGAATGCTGCCAAGCGACAGCGTTCTCATGCCGCCGGGATCCGTCCAGAGTTGGACGAGATGCTTCGGTCGCCCCTCCGACGGATCGGCAGGGAAGAAGCCCTTGAACGAGAGGACGCGGATGTCATACAAGTGCTCCGGAATGGTGTACTTGTGTCCGTCCGCGCCCATGCGCTCGCTGCGTGGAATCTGCACCCAGATGCGACGACCCACCAGAAACTGTTCAAGCTCTGATGGGTCGCCGCTCTTGAGAACACTCTGGGCTGCCGCCACTAGCGAGGGTTTGCGCTCGCCCTCGTGCCGCGCCGACCGGCAGGCCGACGACCGGCCGGTGCCGGCTTGTTGGTCGATCCCGGAGGCCGACCGCGACGCCGACCGGACGTGCCGGTCTGCTCCTTGGTGGCCGTCTTGGTCTTGGCGGTCTGCCGCCGACCGGAGGCACCGGTCGACTTGGTGGTGCTGGAGGTACCGTTGCCGTTGGTGAAGTTCCGGCCACGGCCAGCGTAGCTGTCCGAAGCGGACTCGCCAGAGCCCTCCTCGTACAGCTGCTTCGCCTTGCTGACGGAGATGTCAGCGTAGGCGGCGATGCGCGGCCAGCGCAGACCGTCTGCGCGTGCCTTGACGACCGCCTTCGCGGTGGCCGCCATCTTCAGGCTGGGGTCTGCCTCCAACTCGGCGTCGTACAAGACGCTGCCGATCTGGCCCTGCGGAATGCCAGTGGCTTCCGCGTAGTGACGCTCGCTGTTGCCGGGGTTCTTCTTCAACTCCCGGACCAGCGCGTCGTACTGCTTTTCCGTTACTGCCATGGTTGCTCCCTTCACTCTGAGTTTCGCCGCATGGCACGGCGTCTGGTGGTCTGAAATGATACCTGATCAGACCACCCTGTCAAAATCCCCAAGATTACCAGGGACTTTGTGGAACACCACTTGGCGTTCCCGCCAACCCGCATGTCCCAGGGAGGTGGAAAACATGCGGGCAGCGGCAGCGCCATGCGCTGCAAACTGAGGTTATTTCACCTCGCGCGCGGTGAAGCTGCGCACTCGTCCTGTCTTGGTCTTGATGGTCAAGACGTTGCCCACCACGGCTGGCTTAGTCCAGCCATAGCCTGACAGAGTCACCTTGGCGTAGTCCAGGAGAGCCTGGCGCAAGGTGGGAGCTCTGATGATGGCGAGCAGATCGTCTTTCTCGCCAAAGATGTGCACGACACGACCATGCCTGCGTGTGGCTGTGGTCTTGCCTGACGTTGTCTTCATTGGGTCTCCCTGTTGTTGGTGTACTCCGGAACTGCCCCCGACCGAGTGGGGGCAGGACCGCAGGACACTCAGTCGTCCAGCTCTTCATCGGGGTCTTCACCGCGCAGCATGATCTCTTGCCGCTTGGTCTTGACCTCGTCCTTCCAGTCAGCCTCGCCGAACATGCGGCCACCACAAATCGGGCCGATGCCCAGCTCACGGCTGATGCGGTTGGTGAGTCGGCGTCCACAGTTGCTGCATGAGCCGATCTCCATGCCGTACCGGATCGCAGCCTCGCGAATACCGGCGTCCTTGATCTTGCGCAGCACACCCATGACGGTCTGCTGGTACTTCAGGTTGCTGTCCTCCGGACCATGCGCGACGTACACGTTGAGACGCATCTTATCGCGGCTGACCCAGACGTTGTAGAAGCGGAGCTCGCCCTGGTCGTTGTCGACAGCGTACCTGCCTGCCGGCACTTCCATCTCGAACCGCTGCTTCATGAAGCCCATCATGGTTGAGCCATCCTCGAACCGTTCCTTCGGCTTGTCGTCCTGCTTCAGGAACCACGTGATGAGCTCACTGGCCTTAGACTTGCTCATGCCGTACTCCTCCGGATCCTCAGAGATCCGCAGGCACTTCATGATCAGGTCGATCTTGCCTTCTTGATCGGGCTTCACCTGCTTCTTGGCGATCAGGTCGAGCAGGAAACCACGCTGGTTGGGCGTGATCTTCGGCTCACCGCTGAGTGCCTCGTTGGTGACTTCCTCGGCAGTGCCCGCTTCGGGCGACTTGGCCCAGTTGGGAACGGAGGACCGCTTGGACGTGACGTTGATCTTGTCCATTAGCGTGACCTGACGTTCTCGCTGGGATCCAGCGCGATGCTGGCGAGAGGCAACGAACTCTTCTCCGGTCGCACGATGAGCCACTTCTCGGTGCGCTTGACGATCTGCTTCTCAGTGATCGTCTTGCGCGGTTGCTTATCGTCCACCACCTTGGTCACCGGCTTGCTGGTGCTGTAGGTGACGTTGCGGATCTGAAGAGAGATCATGTACTTCTTGCCGTCGCCCAGGACAACAAGCTTCTGCCCACGGCGATACGCACCGCGGATCTTCAGCTTGTTCTCCGTGCTCAGCAGTGAGAACTGCTTCGCGGGAGTTGGCTTCTTATCCGTCACTGTAACCTCCCTGTTTTGATGTTCAGCAGGATACTGAACACCGGGTGCCTGCCGTGAGGCAGGACACCGCTGCTCAGTTGTCCGTGTCCTTCAGCACGCCGATGACCGTGAGGTAGGCACGGTACTCGACGAACACAGCCTTCTTGGTGCGCTTCTGCACCTTTATGTCGGCAGCCTCGAGGATCGAGATCGCCTGCATCATGGGGCTGCCACGCCACTTCGGTCCGTTGGGATGCTCGACTTCCATCTTCAGCTTGTGGTACACCTGAAGCATGCCGAACGCACGAATCTGCTCGGGCGTGTCAAGGATAAATCCTTCGCCACTCATTGTGGTCCTCCCTGTAGGTGGGTTACTAGGCTGTTCTGACTTCGCAGGCGAACTGCTCGGCCATCCGGGTGGCTGTGTCGTTGGCGTGCTGAACGCTTTCGTACACCTCAGTCGATGCAACGATCTCGCCGTTGTTCGACTTCAGCTGTACGTGCGGCCCAGCATCCGTCACGATGACGACCACCTGGTCGATGATGGGTCCTTCCATCATTGAACCTCCCAGTAAAAGTGCCCCAGGATTGAGACACCAGGTGCCCCAGCTTTTCGCTGGGGACACTGCTGGCTCACATCTTGGACTTGTCTGTGACCTTGCCGTTCGTAAAGTCGAGGCTGTACGTGTTGCTGCTGAGTGTACCGTACATCCACGTGTCCATCTTGTCGGTGCCACCACTGAAGTTAGAGGTGGTGAAGGTTGACGTGTCGTCGGGCTTTCCGAGCACCGACCGAACGTCCGACTCCGACTCGCCGATGTACACCTGCGACCAAAGACCGGCAACACGGTTGCTGGTGTTCTGGTCGTGGTTGGCTGCCTTGCCGAGGTTGAGCGCCGCAACAAGGATGATGAGGCAGACTGCGCCTCCGAGTAGCTTGAACAGCATGGGGAGAACCTCCCTGTCGTATTGTTGTAAGTGCTCCCAGATGGAACACCGGAACCGCCAGTCGTCACGCTGGCGGAACCGCTGCTACTGGGTCAGCATGCCCCGTTGTACGGAGCGGGTCTGTTGTTGTGGTGCCAGATGTCGTATGTCTCGAATCGTGCGAGGTATTCCGACGGAACGGAACGTGTCGAAGTGCGCCACCGGACGATGCGGCCGTGCTTACGCACGGGCACATGCGTCACAACCTGCTGCGACGGTGAGATGCCGAAGTATTGCTCGGCCACCGGCAGATCGTACTGCGTGAGTGCCGTGCAGTCGACCAGATGCTCGTCCGTTGAATGCAGCAGAAGATGCACAGCCTCATGCACGAGCGTGTGGATCGCCTCGGATGAGTCGGCAGGGCCGACGTCACCGAAATTGCCGGTCAGGATTTCGTTGAGTTCCTGGCACTCCTGCTGATCGATGTACACTACCGTGTCGTACGGATCGCCGGCAGTCGGGAATGTCAATCCCTCGACATCGGAGAAGTCCTGACCAACTGAGTCACCGTAGTGAATCCAGTTGAGGTTGCTGATGCACTCGACCGTCACCGGCCGATTCGCGACGTAGGACGCAGCTGCATTGAGCGTGTCCTGCGGCGCAGCACTGGCGCCAGAGACATCGGTGCCGGCAACGATCGCGCCGACGATGATCAGAAGCGTCAGAAGCCTGACGATGCTGGTGTTAGACATTGGGATAACCTCCCTGTTGTTTTGCATGTCTCGGGTGAGACACCAGCAGGCCCACCAGTGGTGGGCAGCTGCTATCTCAGTACCGTCCGCTCGCCAGCCAGAAGCGGATCGCTTCAGCGAATGCCTCACGCTGCGTCCTGTGGCTGCTGAGTGTGCTGTTGTTGTCGCCCTGCTTACTGCGCAGATAGTAGCGAGGCTTGCCGCCCCACTGGTCACACTGGTACTCGACGTACAGCGCCGACGTGCCCTTCTCGAGCTTCACGCCCCAGATCTCAGGCACGAAGATGTCGTCACCAGCGTGGTCGTTGCCTGAAGCCAGGACAACACCATCGTAGTCGATGACGTACTTGCTCGTCACGACTCCGCAGTCAGCCAGTGCTTGTTTGATGACTGCTTTCATGGTTTCTCCCTGTTTGGGTGTCCGGATGAACACCGGGTGCCCACTCACTCGCTGAGTGGGACACCGCTGCTACCGGAACAGCTTGTAGTGCTTCAGGATCTCGACGACGTCGCTGAGATCCCCAGCACGCTTCAACCTCGCGCGCAGCACCATGATCTGACGGTCGGTCAGGTCGTAGATGCGGCTCATGTTGATGAGATCGCTGTGCAGACTGTCCAGAACACGCTTCACGCGCATCTGGTCGCTGGTGAAGTATGGCCGCGTGTAGCCGTGCACGAGGCAGTGCTCATGCCAGGCTTCACCGTTGTCGAACTCCATGCCGTACTGCTCGCTGTGAATGGTCCCAGCGTTCCAGTCACACCGCTTTGTCCACAGCGTGACCGTGGAGCGCGTGCCCCGCTTGTACGGGTCGTGACTGATCGGCGACATGCCGCTCACGCTGAAGTGCCGCGTGCCGGAGACACGCTCGTTCACCACGTGCGCCTGGCCCTTGTTCATCGACGTGACGCTCATGAGAGCATCCAGTCGTAGTCGAGGGCTTTGACGTACCTGGTGATCAGGCGTGCCTGCCACCGGAACCGCACGATCTTGAGCGTGCGGCCATCGCGTGGGTCAAAGATCTCCCACATGGTGTTACCTCCCTGTTTGGTGTGATGTTACCCCCAGGGCACCCGTATGGGTGCGCTCTGGGTAAGATCACCTGTTGATCTCCTTGCGCTTGCCACCCATGGCTGAGCCACCGGTGCTGGTGTCCGCACGCTGGCCAGCTGCGTAGCCATGCTCGCGAGCGTATGCGTCACCCTGGCTGATCCGGCTGCGGCTTGACCGCAAGTTCGGATGCCGCTTCTCGAACTCATCGCGCACCATCTGGCCCTTGTCCCGGAGGACGAGCGCCACGCTGGTACCAGACGTGTTCTCGGTCTCGGCAGTCTTACGAGCAGCTGCCACAGCGTCCTGCATCTTTTTGTTGGCACCCTTGCCGAACGAGAACATGAAGCCACGGCGTGCCTTGTGCTGGTCACCGTTGGACATCGACTTGTACAGATACTCGTTCTCCTTCCACCAGCTGGTCTCAGCGCGCATGCACTGGAGCTTCAGGCTGGTGAGCAGCACGCGTGCTCTGTCGAGGTCGCTCTTGTAGCCGACCGCTTTGAGCACCCGTGTCTGCTTGAACGTCCTGCCGTCGATCGTGCGCCACGGTGAGCCCGTGAACTCCACGACCTCGCAGCCATTCACGCTGAGCACGTAGAAGTCGATCATGTACAGGGCATGCCTGTAGATGCCGACGGTCACGAACTCCTCTTCGGTGAGCGGGTCGTCCTTCTGCGACAGATTTCCTGCCGCGCGTAGCATCGCCTCGTCGATGGCGTACTTCGCCATCAGCTCCTGCGCCTTGGCGAACAGAGCCTCAGCCTCTTCAGGCGTCGTGCTCTCTGCCTTGCGCAGAAGCTTCGCGATGCGATCCGCGTACTTCTCCTGCGTCGTCATGCTTACCTCCCTGTAGTTGGTACTGGTGTTGCCCCCAGCCGGTCGTGTGACCGGCTCTGGGCAGCGTCAGCTGGTGGTGACGACGTCCATGTAGAACGCGCCACCCGTTGGTCCGCCTGGCTGGCACAGCATGTTCATGCGCTTCATGAACACGCTGCCATCACGCGCGCACAGGCCGATGTCGCTCAGCCGCCACTCAAGCAGCTGGGCGCACCGCTCTGCTTCATCGTCCCAGTCGAAGTTCGGCCTGCTTTCGTTGAACATGTCGAGGCCGATCATGACCAGGCTGGGAATCTCGACGAGCAGCTTACCCTCGTCGTCTGTGCCCTCGTGTACAAGCAGCTCACCGTCACCGCCGAGGCTCACGTGCACGAGCATCAGAACAGCTTTCCGATGAGTGCGTCGAGCTCGACTGCGCGGCGACGGGCAGCGTCCTTGGCTGCCAGACCCGCGCTCTTGTCGCGAGCCATGACAATGCACTCGCTGTGGTGAACCTTCACCGCTTCACGCACGAGGTCAAACTCGCGTGGCGTGAGCGTGAGGGTTGCCTTGGCTTCCGCCATGGTGTCCTCCCTGTTGTGGTTTGTGGTTTGCTGGTGTTACCCCCAGCCGCACCAGCCTTCGGTGGGGTGCGGCTCTGGGTAGCGTCAGCCGATCAAGATCTCCGCGCCGAACGCGAGCACGGCCAGAGCCTGTGCTACGCGCCGTGCGGTCTGGTGCAGCCGCGTGCTTTCGGAGTCGAGGAACTCGTTGTTGACGTAGTCAGCCGCGTGCCCCCAGACCATGTTCAAGAACTCGTCGCCGTCGTTGGACATGACGTCCGTCCAGCCGTGGCAACCTGGATCGTTGCGGTACAGTCTGCGCTCAGCGGCTTCAAGTGCGCGCCACTGCTCTGACTTGAGCGGGGCAGGCTGCTTACGCAGAGTGCTGGGCTTGAACTCCAGCGTGATCTGGTCGTACGGGTGTTCGATCGTGATGTGGCGGTTCATCTGTGGTCCTCCCTGTTGTTGGCGTTACGGTCAGCGCGCTTTCGCGCGCTCCCCGTAGCGTCAGTCCTGCGCTGGGCAGGTCGCTACGAATTTGTGAATCGTGACGTCCGGTCCGAGGTTAGCGTCAACCTTGATGCTGATGTACGCTGCGCTCACCTGAATGGCGAGCTCGTCAGCGAGCCGCTCTGTCAGAATGCGGATCGCGTCTGACTTCTGCGGTGCGCTTACGGTGACGTCGATGACGGCATCGTCGTGGTCGTCGCCGCGATCGGCGTTGCTGACCGTGAGCTTGATGTCGTACCGTGCCATTTTGGTCCTCCCTGTTGGTGGTGGTGTTGGTGTAGGGTGCTACCCCCAGAGCGCCGAACGTGCGGCGGGCGCACGGTGCAGCGCGCTCTGGGTAGCGTCCTACGCTGCCTTCAGCTCGGCCAGCTTGGCCTCGAGCTTCGCGACGCGCTCCGCCTTCTTGGTGGCGGCGGTCTCGGCGCGCTCGGCCTTCTTGGCCTCGCGCTCCGCCTTGGCGGTCGCCTTGGCCTCGGCCTTGGCGGTGCGCTCCGCGCCGTAGGCAGCCTTGCGCCCGGCGAGGAGAGCGGTGACGACAGCGGTGACGGCCTCGACCGGAAGCGTGAGCTCCTGGCCGCTGACCTTGAGGACGACCTCACCGTTCTTGTTGACGATGGCGGTCGCGGTGGTGTTGTTGATGCTGGCGGTCATGTGACCCTCCTTGTAGTGCGAGTGCCCTTATGGCACCCTGCGCTAGCCGACCTACGGTCTACCGTGTAGGCTTGGACGGTAAGTCGGCTGGCGCAGGGTCCTAGCCGCGTTGTGGTGCGGCTAGGCCTGCGCTCAGGGAGGGAGGTCCCGCGTAGCTCAGCTGGCGTCCTACGCGCTGGGGTCGGTCCGAGTTTTGGCCTGGGTCTCTAGCGGGAAGCTTCAAGTGGTCCCGTACCTGCCTGGGGTCGTTCTCGGTGTTGGCCTGGCGCTACGCGCGGTGAACTACGCTGCCACGATCCGGTTCGCTCGCGGCACTACTAACCCTGGGTCGCGCCTCCGGTGGGCTGGCTACGCGACTTGCGTCGCGCGGCCAGTGCTCCTGGCGCGTCGTCCCTACCGTGGCGTCGTAGCCTGATCCGCGCTCGGACCGGTCGGGGCAGTCCGCGGTCCGCGCTCAATGCGCGTCCGTGGCCGCTGTGATCCCCGGCGACCCAAGCGCCAGTGTGCGCCCGGTAGGTTGGCCGTTACGCGCGCGGTCGGTAGCTCGCGGGGAGGGGAGACATGACGCCTCAACGCTGCGCCGTTACCGGATCGGTTCACCGGGCTGGGCGCGCTCCCCTCAGGAGCACCGTGCCGCTACCCCCAGCGGAGGCGCGTCCCGTTGGCCGTTAGGCGCGAGGCGGGTATTTGGCCTCGCCTGGTGAGGGCTGGCCTCGTACGCGAGGCCCGACACCCTACAGCCCTTCACCAGCGGGCGAAGCGTAACACGCGCCTGCCACAAATGGTAGTTTTGGAAAAGTGGCGATTAGCAGGGACTTTCTGGAAATTCGTGGGATTAGCAGGGACTTTTGAATTCCCGCTATTTGCGGGAATTTTCGTGGTCTTGCCACGCTTGGCCATATAAACCAATTTGCGTGGTCGGGGGTGGGGGTCAGTAGGTATACCCACAAATCGCCAGGGTGGGCCGTAGCGTGGCGTATATGGCCATACGTGGCAATGTCTGTTGGGGTAGCTGGGGTAGCCGCGTGTGTGGTAGTACCACGGATCGGCCGTTTGTGTGGGGGCTTGTGGGATCGGGCGGGGAATTGTAGGGTTGGCCTATTGTTTGTGGTGTAAATCGTTCGGAATTGAAGTGGGCGTTATCC